TTACTGGTCTGCAGGTATCATTTTAGACAACAGTTTATCGACCATCCACAGTACAACAGAAATTAAAGTAGGAAGGAATGCGGAATCACGAAACTTATTCCAACCAGTCTCTTTTTCAGCATCCGCTTTTAGTGCTGTAGTATAAGAATCAGCTATCTCCTTTACTGCAGGAAGTGCAGTATCTTTTAACCAGGCAACAGCAGCATTCTTTGCATCGTTAGTCACAAATTCAGTGATATTAGCCACAATATCTTTCTTAATTTCTTCCATAGTCATAATTTTTCCTCCTATTTACATATTAAACACTTACCATTGAGCGACGGTGTACATGACATATCCACCTTTAACTTTCCTGCCATCTGTAGCAACGGCTACATCAAAACGTCCAGTTTGATAACCGACAGCAGGATACACGTGCTCTTTGACAGCCAGAACACCAGCCTTTACCTTGTGATTATTCCGGAGATTAATCTTATACACATCTACCTTCTGTTGTTCCATATTTGCGGTTACAATAGTTTTATCCGTTTTCTCTGTAGCTGTGTCAGGAATAGCAGCATTATTAGCTCTAATCTGCGCTATTGTCTTCGTAGCAGCATCTTCAAGCGTCGGTGCTGTCACATAGTAAGTTACTTCAGGAGCCGTCGCTCCATCATGGATATACTGGATCTCCCGGACAATTTCCTTTGTCTCCTGCGAATCTGTACCTAGTACTTCTTTTACAGCACTAGAATTCGTCGTATCGGAATACGGCATTTCTACGGTTGTCTTTTCTGGCGCGGCGTTTACTTCTCTATACTTTTGGATAGCCGTATAAACAGTAAATACTACACAAGCCGCCAGAAACGCGTAAAGTAGGTATTTCAGTCCCTGCTTTGCCTTTGTCCATACTTCATCAAAGATCATGCGGCACCGCCTCTACATAGAAAGAATCTGAAAATCGGTTACGCCTCTGGCGATGGCACGGGCAAATTCGTCTTGCCTTGTAGCAAGCAGTTTCTCATCCCCGCTATTAGAGATGAAGGCCAGTTCTACCAGAACAGCCGGTGCATCAGTATTGGTGAGCACGTAGAGGCCATTAACACCAGGTGTGGCGATTTTGACACCACGGTTTATTGTTCCCAAAGTATCTACAATCTGTTTTTGAATGCACCCAGCCAGTTTGCCGCCACGATCGCTTCCGGCACAAGCCCAAGTCTCGGTACCGGAAGGACCTGGTTCATTGTAGCTGTTGCAGTGAATAGAAATGAAGAGGTCAGCACCACTGGTGTTCGCCTGGGTGCAAATTTCTCCCAGATCATCACACTGAAAGACGTTTGTCACACTCACGCCCGCGGCAATGAGGTATTTCGCCGCCAAATTTCCCACTGCCAGAGCTACATCGCATTCCCTCAAACCAGTGGTACCATTTACAGCACCGGGGTCTGGATTACCATTCGGCGCATGGCCCGGATTGATAAATACGTTCATTTGGTTTCACCTCCTTTCGTTGTATTACTCTTGATTGTTCCACCAATATACCCAAGTAGGCCTGTCACTATGCTCATAGCCAAGTTGTCCAAGCCATAAAAAATAGCCATTATCAAACTCACCGAGAGCGCAATAATGACTAAAATATTTTCAATATCAATTTTTTCAAATTGAAACAAATCCATCGCCTCCTATTGGTGGTCCGGTGGTATATGGGGCAGCCTAATAAATTTCTTATATACCTCTGTTACAATCCCATTACCACCTAAATTGTGATATGCCATATACATAGATACAAGGATTTCTACCGTACTGATCGGCGCATATTCTTTTGTAATGCAATCTTCCATACCGATAATGAGCCGGTCGCGTAAAAGTGCCTCTACACCTTTTACCAGTGCTACACGCTTCTGCTCTTTTTCGGTTTCTTCAATCTTGCTCTGATTACGTTGCTGCTTCCATTCATAAAGCAGGATGCCGGAAAGCAGCGAAGGAACTCCTGCTAAAAGCATTTGCCACCATTCCACTATTTAGCCTCCCCGGGCACCGAAGTACCAGACGTATCCGAAGTTGTATTTGCCACACCTGCGGTAGTATCCGTTGCAGAAAGCTCCTTAGGCGGTTCAGCTACATACAGGCAACACTTAGGATATTGGCAAGTTCCATCATCCCTAAGCACCTTCAGGCAGCGTACGCATCTCTTTTTTAATTTAAAGGCCATGGTTCAATTCCTCCTTATTCGTCCATTGTTTTTACATCTGTATCAAACTGCGCATCTAGATCAGCAAGTTCCTGTTTCAGATCAGTCTGCGTATCCATATCACCGGCCATGGCAGCGGACAAATAATACTTCATGAGATTTTTCTTATTTGCTTCGTATTGGATCTGTAACGCTGCCTTCCGAGCAGCTTTCTTTTCTTCGGCCGTTGGCTCTGGGGCAGCATAGGGCACAGGCTTGCCCGCCGCGCCTCGGATATAGTCACCGGTTAGGTACAGATTGTAGTCTTCGGCGGTGATGATATCTACAATGACAGCCCCATCAAAGAGCTCTTTTGCTTTTCCCTTAAATGCAGCCAGCTTATCTGCATTTTTCTCTTTCGTGGGGTCAAAGTCACAGATAAGAGAACCTACGCGTTTACCCTCTGCATCAAATCCAGATGCGTAATAATCGACGTTCGTACCATTCATATATTTAATCCTCCTGTACTAAAATAACCTCCATAAAGGAGGTTTTTATTATGCGTAAGCCCAATGGTTATGGCTCCATTAAGAAATTATCCGGGAACCGGAGGCGTCCGTTTGCTTTTGTAATATCTGAAAACGGTAGACAAAAGCCTGTTGCGTATTTCACCAATCAGATTGATGCGGAAATTTTTCAAGCTGATTACAACAAGATTCATCGTCATCGTTCCCTTCCCGGACACCAAATCACTTTGTCCGAACTGTACCACCGCTGGCTGCCTGCACATGTAGCAGATACCGCCCCATCAAGCTCAGCACTTTGTAGTTATAAAAATTCTTATCACCACCTATCCTCTTTGCGCCATGAGCCGTTCACGGATCTGAAATATATGAATTATCAGAGGATTATAGATGACATGAGAAAGAGCGGGCTATCTTACAGTTCCTGCAAGAAGGTCCGCTCTCTTATATCATTGTTATCACAGTATGCCAGCAAGATTGAGCTTACCGGCAAGAATTACGCCCCTCTGCTATCTATTGGCAAGAACAAGCCAATTCGGCCGCATAAGCCGTTCAGCCGGCAAAAGATTAACCGACTATGGAGTCATATCGATATTCCTGATGTTGATACTGTACTGATCTTGCTTTACACAGGCATGCGCATTGGAGAGTTACTGCATCTGCAGAAGTCTGACGTCAATCTCCGAAAGCGTTTCATCCGGATTACAAAAAGCAAAACCGCTTCCGGAATTCGAATCATCCCTATCCATTCCCGGATCTTCCCTTTGGTCACTGCCCGAATGAATCATTCGGGGTCCTCATTGATTAGTGATATTGACGGGAATCCATATACCTACAGCCGCTATTGCACTGTCTGGCAGCGGATAATAGCACTCATCAACGCCCAAGGGCATACCACTCACGACTGCCGCCATACGGTAACGACATTGCTCGATAATGCCGGAGCCAATGAGACAGCAAAACGACGTATCCTTGGTCATTCCGGCGGAGATGTGACTGAACGGGTCTATACGCATAAGGGGCTCAGACAACTCCGGAAATGCATCGAATCACTTAGGTGATTGTTACTAGTACGTTCATGATACTGACGGAGCCTTTCTTACCCCCCTATATATACCAAGCTTGGTTGTTACTAATTGATACTAGGCCAATATGGCAAAAATATGATTTTTTACACTTATTTTGACGATGCCTCCACAGGAAACACGCAAATATCTGCTATAAAGAACATCAATCCTAATCAAAAAGATAACCCCATTCTATCAAGGGTATTATTGGCAATGACACCGCAAATTAAACAGTGGGGAACTACTGACGCTCCAATTAACAAGGTTGTTCGAGTATCGTTCCCTATTGCATTTAACAATCCAAATTGGATTGCGTGCGGTATCGGGAATAATAGAAAAACAGATTTCTCTGACAATATCGTGACATTATGTAAGGAACAATCATCTGTATCGACAATCTGCTTTCATACTGTTCATGAAAGTGCTCCATCAGTAACCTTCCTTGCAATAGGAATATAATCGTATCTACAGATGAAACTTAATGACAGATTGCCACCCAATTGACTGACAAAGAATCACTCAGATGTGCAATCACCTGATATTCAGTTCCAATTCCGCTGATTTTTGCGGTTCTCTGGTCTGTTGCATCTGCTTCGGGCAGGAATACGGCTGTCACTTTCTTCCCAGACACAGATAGCGGAAGTGGTATTTGTACATCTGTATATCCTTCAGTCCTTCCGATTCTTCCCCACTGTCTAACTTTTGCCGACTGCAATCCATCGATAGGTTACACTCGTTGCACTTGCATTGTAAATTGTTGCCGTGGCATTGGTGCCAGATGCGCCAAGTGGATGTGCGCCGGACCCGACGTCGCCCGCTAAAATCTGAAAACACTTACCAAAGCTAATAGGAAATTGGATAGTTGCAGATGTTCCACCAACATCCCCATTTCCCCACTGTATAATTAGCCCGCCAAAAAATGAGCCTAAGCAAATATATCCGTTTTCTGCTAAATTATAGCGTACACCAGAGCCAGTCAATACCATCTTCAACAACTGACCAAACCACGAATTTGTTTGCAGCGCAGTGATAGCGGTAACAGTAGATGTTAATGCCAGTTTCTTGATGAGATCATCACCGAAATTAGCAATCTTCTCAAACAGTTTAAACCTGTTTTCATGAGCTGAAGTTTCTACATCATGATCGGCGATCATCTTTTCTACATCACTTTTGTGTACATAAACAATAGAGCTATCAATCTTCACGGAGATGTTAGCCGATGAGCTTACAACCAGATTGACTACAAGGCGATTTTCGTCAGAAGGCGTGTCTTTCGACGGGATGTAGTCGTAGTTGTTGCCTGCGTTCGAGTATGCATACAAGATTTCTGTGCCACTGTCCAATTTGGCAAAGATACCAATTTCCCTGGACACAAATCCTTCTGCAAGGCTCGTATTGCTGGTATCAAAAGTCAGTATCAGCTTTTCCTTGTTGCTGTCATCCACACTGACAATTGGCAAAGTCATTTTTGGAGATTTTAAATCCGTGAATTTAGAAACATCATCGCTCTCATTCAGAATGCCAGAACCAAGTTTGCCACAGGTGAAAGTCAGAGAGTGTGTATTCTGTGCCTGTACCAGCATCTGAATGCCGGCGGCGGTAAATGTTAAAGATGGAAATTTAGCCATTGTTTATTGCCTCCCCATAATGGATATTTGTTTATAGCTGTGAACGACAGCGCCTGCAATAAAGCACAGCGTGTTTTCAATGTTGTTGGAATACTGAACAGACATATCTATCGTATTTTTATGATAACATTGCACCGTTCCGGCACCGTGATATTCAAGATTGCAGTTGGTGATGGTCACCAGCTTATAGCCTATATGAGCCGGTATGTAGGTGCTGATGGCCATGCGCAATTTGTCATAGTCAGTAATCTGTCCACCGTGGTAAATCACTTCTATCCGGTATTCACTGGGATAGCTAATGATATACCCCTGTTTATCTGCAATGTAGCCGTTAATCATGTTAGTCAGAAAAATTTCTGTCACGCTTCCTGGCTTTCGGAGCTTTGCCAATACTGCATTGCGGCGTACGTTTGCATCAAGTGTGCTATCTGTCCGGATTCCGCATAGTTCTTCCCAGTGCTCAAGCCCCCAGGTGGCTGATTTCACATAGAACTGATCCAGCACGTCCTGTAAATCAATGCGGATAGTATCATGTTCTTTGCTGTCAACATCGTTGGTAATCTTGAAACGCTCGCTGTGAGCAAGGAATGTTGGAAGGTATTGTAGTATGTCAACTATATTTTGCCGCATCCATTCATGTTTCATGTAAGCGTCACCGTCCCAATAACTGGCAAATTATTAGCAGCACATACAATATTATCTGTCCCACCGTTTACCATCAGATTAGAATAATCATTTACCCCCGTTGTGGAGGAATTATCAAGAATGATCCTACCTATCTGCGCATAAGAAATGGTAACTGTATCAGTCATTTTTTGCGTAGTATAATTTGAACCAAATACGTTATTCTTGAAATACGTTGTGAGCGCGGTTTTAATTGCATCCACATCACCGCTACCTGAGGTTACTTTCAATGAAATATTTACTGTTTTAAGAGCAGGCGCTACTACCGTGACCGTCGCTCCTATTGGTGCATTGGCGGCAATATTATCTCGCACAGACTGCAACAAGTCCTCTGATGGACTATTTTTCCTTACGTCTACTACTATAACTTTCACGGTTCCGTTTCCATTCCATAATGGTAAAACTTTCACCGCACCAACCCCAGGCACGGACGTGGCCCATTCAATATAATGGTACACATTGCCGGATGTTGCTGGCTGTCTTACGGCAAATAGCAGCCG